TGTGCCGTCACCATTCGTGGTGACGGTATGGCCTCCGCACAGAATATACGGCATTCGGGTTAGGGAATCCCCTCAGGCTATCAAGGCTCTCTCCCAGAGGCGTTGCGCGTCCCTCAACGCCGCGATATCCGGCTTGAGGTAGTACTTCGCGGTGGTTTTGATATCGCTGTGGCCGAGTATTTTGCTCACGATGGCGATGTCGGCTCCCGCCGCCAACGTGTTCGTCGCCCACGAGTGGCGCAGGTTGCGTGCGGGCACGTGCGGCAGGCTATACCGCTTGCACCAGCCCTTGTACTGGCGTGCCACCTGTGGCGGGGTGAGCGCACCGATGAGTCGCCCTCCCTCGCGCGGCTTGAGCTCGCGCAGACGCTTGACCGCGAAGCGCGGCAACGGCAATGTGCGACGGCTCAATTCGGTCTTCGGCGGCACGACGACCTCATGGCCGCTCACCCATTGCAAACCGCGCTCGATATGCAGGACGCCTGCGCGCAGATCAATGTCACTCCACTCCAAACCGTACCCCTCTTCGGTGCGCAGGCCGCATGAGACGGCGCAGATAAGCCACGCCTCAAGCGGATGGTCGTAAAAGCCCTGCAACAGCGATCGCTGCTGACGGATGCCCAATATCACCGGCTCGTAATGCGGCTTGGCCGGCAACTGGATATCGCGTCTCGTGATATCCACGTCCAAGAGATTCCAGCGGATAGCCCGCCTCAGTATCGCGCGTAGTACGGCCCATGCCTTGCGCGCCGCGCCCGAACTGGCGAACCCGGCGAGCCACTTGTCCACCAATTCAACGCTTATCGATTCCATCTGCATTGCGCCGAACCTCGGGGCCACGTGCAACCGCCACGCCGACTCATAGCCGACACACGTGGACTCACGCAGATTCGCCGTGCAATACGGCCAAAACCGGTCGTTCCAAAACTCTTGTAACAGCATTTTCAACCTCAGAAAACCCACACGCCCGTTGGCCTGTCCAACGGGGACGAACGTGTGGGTTTTCCCACCGTAAAGGAGCTTTCCCATGTCTTTGCTCGCTCACGTCGTCGATTGGCTCGTGCCTTTTATCTGTGGCGGCGTGGCCACGGTTTTGGGCCTGATGTGGAGGTGGGGCAAAGCCATGGTCAACGGGCTGCGCGAGCTCCTGCTGTGCCAGTTGGAGGACCTGCGCCGCGAAATGGTCATCGAGCATGACGGGGTGGCGGACGAGGACCTCAAATCACGCTCCCAACGCCTCTACGACTCCTATCACTCGTTGGGCGGCAACGGCCACGGGACATCGCTCAACAATGACATCCAATCCGCGCCGATAGCGCCACGACAGTCCTGACCCACGACCGTGGCCACAAACAATATCCATTCCAGAGAAATGGTCAACAATTTGAAACGTCATCCGAAACCATCATTGCCGGACGAGCTTCGCCCGGACGTGGCCCCCCGAAACAATCGAATCCATTAAGGAGGAACAGTAATGACCCAAATCCATATCAGCATCAGGAAGCCGAAGACCGGCGGCTTGGACCCTGTGACCGGTACGCTGCGATTCCGCCCGGTACGCCGCCATTTCGACGCGGCGAAGAACCTCATCATCGCGGCTTCGTTCGACGCGAATCTGTCCGAAACGGGTGAGCTGACGGTTGACCTGCTGCCCACGACTAGCGCGTTTGTTTGGCAGGTCATCGAGTTGGCGGACACGCCGCAGGCGTACACGCGCTACGTCGAGGTGCCGAACTCCACCCACGTGGTCGCATACGCGGACCTCGTGGAAGTGGACGCCGGCACGTTCGTCCCGAAGGATATGGCCGGCTCCCAACTGTTGAAGGTTCGCCACGCTTCCACCCAGTCGGAGGCGGAGACACTTTCCGCACAATACCCGGACGAGCTGGTGTTCTTCGACGAAACCGCCACGACCGCGAAGGCCGCTGCGGCCTTGAGCACGCTGGAGTCCATCACGGCCGAAGCGCAGACGAACGCCGCTTTGGCGAAGAACGCCATGCTGAGCGCCCAGTCCTCCGCGGATTCCGCGACCGCCACCCAGTCCGATCTGGATGTCCTCGCGTCGAATGCCAGTATGGCGGCGGCTTCCGTCGCCAATGATTCGCAGACGGTGGCCGACACCGCCAACGCGGTTGCGGCGAAGGGCGAATCGGCTATCGCCACCATCGATTCGACGGTGCAGGCGGTCAAGGACAAGGCGGAGGCTGCGACCACCGTACTGCCCGACACCGGCACCACCGAGGAAACCACGGAGGAACCCGACACCGACTCCACGCCAGCCAAGGCCAAGAAGGCCACTGTGAGGGAGGCCTGATCATGCCAGCCCTATACGCCGGCAAACGTGTCGGCAAACCATTATTGAACGGCCACACGTACAACGCCCTATTCAACGGCAAACTCGTATGGCCCCTCGACAGGGACACGGTCGTCTCCATCAGGATCACGGACGACAAGGGCAGGACGTTGCCCAAGTCTCTAGCCGTCAACGGCACCCTGAAACTGGGAGCGAAGGCCACCTACGCGGACGGTCATGTTGGCGATCTGCTCACCACCAATGACGTGACGTTCGCGAGCAGGGACACTTCCACCGCCACGGTTTCGGGCAACACGCTCACGTGGCGGCATGGCGGAACCATATTGGTGACGGCCACGGTCAACGGTTTCACTTCCGCCGCCGTGTCCATCAGCGCGGCCTACGCGCCCGAGTCCATCAAGGTCACGGACGATTCCGGCAAACCCATCGACAACATCACCCTGCGCGTCGGCGAGAGCAAGAACCTCAAGGTGACGATCCTGCCCGATGCGGCATCGCAGGAGTTCGCGGCCAGCGCCGCCAGGCCGGATATCGCCGTGGTTGGCGACGCGAAACCGACCGGCATCACCGTGTCGCCGGAATCGTTGACATTGAGGGTGGGCGAAACCGCCAGCCTGAACGTCAACATCCTGCCGGATTACGCGCCGCAGGAGTATACGGCATCCATCAAGGATGTGAGTCTCGCATCAGTCAGACAACAGTAAGGGGCAATATCATGCCAACAACAACAGCGTTTAGGGGGGGGGGCTAGTGTCCGCGCCCTCAAGGAGGGCGACACCTCCATCACCATCACCGCAGGCAGCATCGTAAAGACCATCCCGGTCAGTGTATGGGGAAACAAATGGGTGCTGCCCACCCTGCCCGCCACGCGCAACGGAATCACGTTCACAGCGGCCGGCGACGGCATGGTACACGCGAAGGGCACAGCGACCGACTGGGCGACCATCCTCGTCACCCAGGACCTGCCGGCCGGCGAGTACACGCTCGAACACACGCTCGTCGACGGTGTCGGCCCGTTCTGCGAGCTCAAATCCACGGACGGCAGGATCGACCTGTTCTCGCATGGCACGGTCAAGGCGACGCTCCCGGCGGGCGACTACCGGATGCTCGTCAGTGTCTCGCCCGGCAAGACCGTGGACGCAACCATCACCCCAATTCTCAGGAAACTCAACTAAGGCCCCGATATTGGGGCCTTCACCATAAAAGGAGGCCCCAATATGGGCGCACTATCAATAACCGGTATCAAACCGGGGTCCACGAGTCTGAAACTGACCGCCGGCAAGATTACGAAAACCGTGCCGATTACCGTATTGTCGCGTAACCTGCTGTCCTACGGTCCCGCCGAAGGCAACGGGTTGACCGCCACCGTCAACACTGACGGGTCATTGCACGTCACCGGCACCGCCACCGGTCAATGGCGTGGCCTGTCGTGGACGTTCCCATGCCCGGTACAGGGCACCGTGAAACTCAGCGGCACTAGTATCGCCGGTTTGAGCTTCAACATCAAGTGCCTCGACGCCAAGGGTCAGCAACTGGGAGACCAAATGAACTTGGGTAACAGTGTCATGGCAATCCCTGCCGGCACCGTCAGCCTGTTCCTCAACGTCATCTCCACCGAGGCCACGCCCACCGCGAAGGACGGCGACCTCCGAGTCCAGCTCGAATCCGGCGACACCGCGCACGAGTGGATGCGACCCGACAACACGAGCCTTAGGGGGGGGGTTATGAACTAGCGAACCTGTATCCGCGTGTCACCGGCCTGCCTAAGACAGTGGGTGCCGCCCCGGGGATCACGGTCACGGAACCGACACCGGGCACGTACCGTTTCAAAGGCTCCACCACGACAGAGGCCGACTCGTGGAATAACTTGACCAGTGTGGTGCATGTGGATGCGGGAACGTACACGATGGACGCCACGGACTGGCCGCTGGGCAACAATTCATGGCTGATGGGCATACAAGCCCATATCTCCCACGACGACGGGAGCGAAGGAGCAAATGTGTTCGGACCTCGTAACTATGGGCCGAAAACCTTGAAGGCCGGCACTCTCCAATGCAACATTTTCGTCAACACCACGGGCGAGGTCGATAAGACGTTCACTCCCCGCCTGTACAAGATCGACTGATTCTAGCCCCACACCATTCCGTGTGGGGCTTTTCCATTGACGGCCCCGAGTGGGCCGTGACAATCCTGACCCACGACCGTGGGCCACAAACAACAATCCATCCCGAGAAAGGGGACATATGGTCAATAACAAGGACAAGCCGTTGTGGAAGCGTCTGCTCGCCAAGGGTACCGCGCTGGCAGCCGCCGTGTGCATGATGCTGCTCCCGGCGACCGCGCACGCGGACATGCAGGGCGTGGACATGAGCAACTGGCAGTGCGGTGTAGACGTGTACAACATGCAGGCCGACTTTATAGTGGTCGGCACCACATGGGGCACCGGACAGGTCAACAACAACTGCCTCGTGTCCGGCGTCAACACCGACGCCAACCGCATGATCGCCCAGGCACAAGCATCCGGCAAGAAATTCGGCCTCTACCATTACGCCATGGGCGGCAACCCGGAAGCCGAAGCCCAATTCTTCTACCGCAACACCAGCAACTATTGGCGTCACGGCATCGTCGCCCTTGACTGGGAGATGGACGATAATCCCGCATGGGGCGATTGGGACTGGGTACGCCGATTCATGAATGAGTGCGAACGGCTTTTGGGCGGCGTGCGCCCATTGCTGTACACCGGCCCGGTCGCCGGCACCATCCCGCAGGACATCCGCAACCGGTACGGCCTGTGGATTGCCCAGTACGCGAACATGTCGCCTACCGGCTATCAGGCATCCCCGTGGATGATCGGCGCATACGGCGAGGCCATGCGACAGTACAGCGGTACCGGCGTGGTCAACACGTGGAGTCCGATTGACCTCAACATTTTCCGTGGCGAGGCATGGCAGTGGGATTTGTACGCCAATCCCACCGGCTCCACAGCCCCGGCCCCGGCAACGCCCGCGCCCGTGCAGCCGAGCACTCCCCCGGCCAACACCAACACGGATGGCATCAGCCACGTCATGCAATGGGGAGAAACCATCTGGGGACTCGCCGTAGCCCACAACGCATGGCCGTTGTCCGCATGGCACACGCCTTCCGGTGATATCAACCGCTACTACGTGGGCGATGTCGTAACCTACGGCGGCGGCACCGCCCCCGCATCGTCCGGCGGGGTCTCCAAGGTCCTCCAATGGGGCGACACCGTGTGGGATTTCGCCACCGCGCACGGTTACAGCGTCAGCCGCTGCACCGTACCCTCCGGCAACATCAACGTCTACTATGTGGGCGACGTGGTGACCTGCCGCTGAGACTCAACAGATGCCGCCACCCGCTTGACCGGGTGACGGCATCACCCCATCATCATCCCTTATTGATCGGAGCAAACATGACCAACAACACGCCGGACACCCAACTCGAGGAAATCACGGAAACAGGCACGAACACGCCCGACATTCCCGACCACACGGCCACACCGTACACTCCCGTATTCAATGACACGTTGCGCACCATCATCTACGTGGTCACGCTCGTCGCCTCGGTCGTCGGACTCGGGTTCATGAGCTTCGGCTCACACGACATCGGCGGCTTCATCAGCACCGCCGCAGGCATCATCGCCGCCGGATTCGGAGTCGCATACAACCCGGTACGCATGGCCGGCAAGTAGTCGCAGCGAATAAATACCACCGCCCCTCCCCCAGCAGTAACGCTGGACGGAGGGGCGGTTTTCGCGTATTTACGCTTTCATGGGCGGAAGATTGAAATACAATCGGGCGATTCGCTCAGCTTCGCGGTTCTCCCTCTCATTACCAAGCAACAGAAGCCAGATGGCATTCTTCCCCGCTAGAGGAATCGGAGCCTTTAGCTGCTTTATACAGCCCTGCTCTTGTAAAAACTTTGCACCACGGCTCAGTCGGTTTCGCGCTGTCCGTGTGCGGGCCATTGTTGTTTCTGCGGCAGTGTCTAAATCATGTTCCTTGGAGGCGATGACCATGCCCATACCCTCTATCATCTTGTCCCAACCCTCCCAATAACACCAGTAGGCACGGTTTTGATATACGACGGCGTTCACATCCTCTTTGTCGATTACCTTCGAGGCCATGTAGGTCATCATCGACAAAGCCAGTAGGTCTAGCGTCTGCTTGCCGTTTTCATCAGTCTTGGAGAATTTGCCTTGGCTTGCGAGAGCATATACGCGATCTACATTGCGGTAGCCCATCTGTTCCGTCATCTTTCCTCCACGCCCTCGACTAAACTTGGGAGTGGAACTCTTGCTAGGGTTTCGTTTTTCAACCCTGTGGAGTCTTCACCTCCATAGGGTTTTTTATTCACACTCACATGATAACAGATAGTCACACCATAATGGGAATAGTGAGTCACAGTCAACGCTGATTATTGCTCACACCGACATGTGAACATACATGGATAGATACTAAAAGGCTTACATGAATATTTATACAAAAACCGATTTTTGATTTTTCGAGCGAATCACCGTCGATTCCGCCACGCCGAAACCGTTCCGCAGCCCAACCCGAAGATTTGTTGGAGAATGTTGGAGAATGACATTCCTAGATACCGGAAATCTTACCCAAGATACAACGAGACCCCTTGCAAACATTGGCGTTCGCAAGGGGTCTCAATGCCTAATCAGCGGGCGTTTCAGCACACTTTCCACATCCAGTTGTGCGGGTCCTCGACTTCGCCGAGCTGGATGCCGAGCAGCTCGTCACGCAGTTCGCAGGTGAGCTTGCCGGAGCCGCCGTCGGCGACGGCGACATCGAACTTCTCGGACTTGAAGCGACCGATCGGGGTGATGATGGCTGCGGTGCCGCAAGCGAACACCTCGGTGACCTCACCGGACTTGATGTCCTCGAGCAGCTGGTCGAGGGCAATCATGGTCTCGACTACGTCGTGGCCCTTGTCCTGCAGCAGCTGAATCAGGGAGCGACGGGTCACACCCGGCAGAATGTTACCGGTCAGGGACGGGGTCTCCACGTGGCCATCCTTGTGCACGGCCATCATGTTCATGCCACCGAGCTCTTCGAGGTAGGTCTTGGTGGCGGCGTCCACGAAGCACACCTGCTCGCAGCCGTTCTCAACCCCCTTGTACTCGCCGAGCAGGGAGGCGGCGTAGTTGCCGCCGCACTTGGCGAAACCAGTGCCGCCAGGGCCGGTGCGGAACCACTTGTCTTCAACCCAGATGCTCACCGGCTTGACGCCGCCCGGGAAGTACGGGCCGGACGGGGAGGCGATCACGCAGTAGTCGACTTCCTGCGGGGCGCGCACGCCGAGGAACGGCTCGGAAGCGAACATGAACGGACGCATGTACAGCGTGTACTCGCGGCGGGACGGCACCCAGTTGGCGTCGCGCTTGACCAGCGCGGCCACGGAACCGAGGAAGTCGTCAATCGGCAGCTCAGGCAGGTACAGACGCTTGGCGGAGTTCTGGAAACGCTCGGCGTTCGCATCCGGGCGGAACAGCCAGGTGGAGCCGTCGGCATGACGGTAAGCCTTGAGGCCCTCGAAGCACTCCTGTGCGTAGTGCAGCACGGAAGCACCCGGATCCATCTTGAGCGGTGCGTACGGTTCGACGCGGCGGTCGGACCAACCTTCGCCCTTGGTCCAGGTCATGTGGGTCATGTTGTCGGAGAACACCTGGCCGAAAGCCGGCTTGTCGATGAGGGACTGGCGCTTCTCATCGGATGCGGGGTTGTCGTTCGGCAGTACGGTGAACGGTTCGGCGAGCTTGTCGAGCGCTGCCGGATCGTGGTGCGTGTTTTCAGTCATTACTAGCTACTTCTTCTTGACTTTGGCGGCCCGAAAGCCACCATATGGGGTGTGTGCTGTGCGCTTGTGGCGCGAGCTCTGTTGCATACTTTTGCACACCCATGTGTTACTCGTGTGGCAGAGTTCACATGGTGAAAAAACGAAGAAGCCCGCACCGTTCTCAACGGCTGCGGGCTTCCACGTTTCAGTTATGTTCTGAATTGTTCGCTATCGAAGCGATCGACTCACTTGGCGTCGGCAGCCGGAGCAGCAGCGTCGGCAGCCGGAGCAGCAGCTTCCGGAGCGGCGGTGGACTCAGAAGCATCTTCCGGCACCTCAACGGTGACGACGGACTCTTCCGGATCCTCAACGTCGAGCTCAACGCCTTCAGGCAGAACAACGTCCTTAGCGAACACCTTGGTGCCGTCGGTTAGGCCCTCGACGCTCACAACGATCTTCTCAGGCAGGTTGGCGACGTCAGCGCGAACCTTGAGCTCCTGAATGTCGACGAATGCCACAGCAGCGCCCTTCGGGGTGCCTTCAACGAAGACCGGCACCTCGACGTCGATCTTCTCACCGGCCTTGACCTCAAGGAAGTCAACGTGCTCGATGATGCGCTTGACCGGGTTCTTCTGCACGTCCTTGACGACGGCCATCTTGGTGTTGCCGTCGAAGGCGATGGTGAACAGGGCGTTGGTGTGACGCAGGGCCAGGGTGGTCTCGCGCATCGGCAAGGTCACGAAGGCGGGCTCTTCGCCGCCGGCGTAGATGGTGGCCGGAATCTTGTTGGCAACGCGCAGACGACGAGCAACGCCCTTGCCGAACTCGGAACGGGCCTCGCCCTCAAGCTTAATGGTGGTAGCCATAATGGATACTCCTTGTAGTTTCGTTTCGTTCTGTCTCGCTCAGACGCCACGACACGCCGAAAGACACCCTACAAGGAGTGAAATACACCGAGTCGATAACGGAAGCTGTGTCATGTGTCAGCACGCACACTTCCCTCGCCAAAGCAACAATTGTCAAGTATACGCCAACTCCGGACTTTGGCGCGGTGATGCTTCGATGACACTGCATCCCGGCCGTCCCAGCCACGTCAACGTACGGTTTCCGCGAAATAATCCCTAACTTTGTGAAGAACGTACGCTTACCCGTTCTCAACGTACGGTTTCCGCGAAATCGTCCGCCATTTCGTGAAAATCGTACGCTCAGCGACACTCAGTGTACGGTCTTTCACGAAGTTGGGGATGATTTCGAAAATAACGTACGATGGTGAGTACCGTATCGGGAGGTTGATATGACTCGTTCGGACGACGTCATCAATGAGGATGGCCATGACGTCATCGCCGCACACACTCGCGTTGTCAGGGGTATGGCTGCGGCACTTGCCGCGATAGCCGCCACAGGAGCGGCCGCCAACGTCATGTTCACGTTCGCGCTGGACACCAAGGCCAAACGTTCGATGTTCAACATGCCGCACGAGGAGACACCGAAAGGCATCGAATTCGACATGTCCGAGCAGCTTGAGGCCGCCCGGTGGTTCGAGGAGGCCAAGCAATCGGTCACGCTGCGCAGCCATGATGGATTGAAACTCCACGGCTGGCTGTTGGACCCGGATTGTTCCGACCCACAGCCGCATCTATACGCGATCTGCTGCCATGGCTATGCCGGAGAGCCCGCGGAAATGGCCAAATGGGCGCATCGCTATGCGCAACTCGGTTTTACGGTCCTGCTACCCGCGCAGCGCGCCCATGAGTTGAGCGAAGGGCGTTACGTGGGTATGGGATTGCTGGAAAGCGACGATCTGTTGGGCTGGGTTTCGCTGATCACCGCAGCTGATCCGGATGCACGCATTCTGTTGCATGGCAATTCGATGGGCGCCGCCACGGTGATGATGGCGGCCGGCGATGCGCGACTCCCCCGCAACGTCGTCGCCGCGATTTCCGATTGCGGATACAGTTCCGTGGTCTCGCAGTTTACGGATAATGCCGAGGCGATGTTCCGTTTGCCGCACTCGTTGGCCGTGCTGCTGGTCAAAGTGGCCAGTCATGTGTCTGAACGCAAGGCTGGATACCGGTTTGAGGACGCCTCCTGTGTGAAGGCATTACGGCACGCGACTATTCCGATGATGTTCATTCATGGC